AGACATAATTCTAAAAGTATTTATTGCGCTGGGCTTCATTGGGGTTGCTGGCGTGATGCTAATTTTGAGCATCTAAATTTGCCGTGGATACCAGCCGCACAGCAGTAAAGACAGGCCGCGCCGGAGAGTTGCTGGCGGCGGGTATTATTGAACAATCAGGCTATCGGGCAATCCTATGTCAACAGCAAGACTTTGACTTGCTGGTGATGGCAGATGGCGGCGAGATGTACCGGTGCGAAGTTAAGACATCATCGCGCCCAACTTTTGATAAGAGCAATGCAAGATGCAAGCCACGATATCGCTGGGCAACTGCGCGTGGTTCTAAATCCAAAATGCGTCTTGACCCGGACGCAGTTGATGTTCTGTGCTTGGTTGCTTTGGACATCCGGCGGGTGTACTTTAGACCAATATTTCAGCATCGAACTGTCAGGATGAATTTAGACATCAGCACGATGCTGGACAATGATGAGGTGGCGCAGTTAGCGCGAGTGTTAAGAGAAATTGATTTGCGGAGACAGACATGAGCGTTTGGGATGATTTAGAGAATTTTAGTGAGAGCGAGTTTACTTGTTCGCACTCCGGGGAAACTAAAATGGATGAGGATTTCCTGTACCGGCTCCAGGACTTGCGAACAAAATGCGGGTTCGGGTTTCGTATAACATCAGGCTACAGATCGCCGGAGCATATGATCGAGGTTGCCAAAGCCCAGTCTGGCAAGCTGTCGCCGCACACAACAGGCCGCGCTGCTGACATATTAATCCGCGGTAGTCAGGCTTACACGCTGTTGAAGCACGCCACCGATATGGGCTTCACCGGCATCGGTGTATCTCAGACCGGCGAGGCGCGGTTCATTCATTTAGACACGTTGACAGAAACGGACGGTTTCCCACGTCCCTGGATTTGGAGTTACTAGGATGGCACTTAATTTTATTACACCTCTGGCGAACCTGGCTGGAACATTCCTAAAGAACCGCGCTGAGAAGTCGAAAGCCAAGCAAGCATTGGCTGTTGCCAAGATCGAAGCACAGACCAAGAAAGTTCAGAGCGATGCGAACTGGGAAGAAGCGGCGATGTCAGCATCGGCTGATAGCTGGAAAGATGAACTGTGGACGATACTGTTCATCGGCCTAATCATTGCGTGTTTCGTGCCGCAAGCCCAACCCTATATCTCAGACGGGTTCCGTTTCCTACGGGAGGACTGCCCCGACTGGCTGTCGTATGGCATCCTTGCCAGCATCGCTGCATCATTCGGCCTTAAATCAATCGGCAAGCTGCGCGGTTAAAACACCGCAAAATAATATGCGCTTTTCTTTGTCTGTTGGGTTGCAATTCGTTACGGATTGCTTATATTTAATCCATCGGTACTGAAGAGGAGATAAGCCGAATGAAAACTAAAGATTATCAGATTTATGAACGCACCGAAGGCAAGTGGGTCATTGCTCACATCGTCGGTGAGACACCAGCCGGTCTTGAGGCTGGCATCAATGCTTACCGGCATGAGTTCAAATATCACGATGCCGGTCAGCCGGAGCGACTTTCCAGTTTGACAGCAGAGGTGAAGCGATGGTACAGAATGTAACAGGGAGAAATATTCTCATGGATGAACAAACAAAAGAGACTTTGGAGCGGGCGATTGAAATGGCACGCGAGAACACTCGTAAACTTCAATCACCAATGCCGCACACGATTGCACGCAAGAAGCGATTGGAACGGAAGAAGGGTAAGAGATAGATGTCAGACAATTATAACAAGCCGCTTTCCTACATAAGACCAACACCGGAGAAGGAGTTCCCGGCAGAGTTAGTAGTGCGGCGACCAAACGATGGCGATTTAGTCGTTGTCTTGGTGACAAAGAAATCATTGGTCAATCTGATATCCGATGCCATGAAACTAATGCGTGAGTTTGAAGCGCAAGAGGAAAGGGAGAAAGAAAATGATGAATAACAGACCAGACAAGTATGCTGGCATGACAGATCGCGAAGCGTTTGTCGAAATACAAATTGATTTGCAAGAAGCTGTCCGGCTCATCCACCAGCATCGTGGCGAAATGCCGATCGAGGATTTGATGGATATGGTGCAGTGGAGACTGGAAGGTATTACGGGGATCGTGCCAGATGACGCTTAAAAAATATATGGAAGCGAATGGCTATACGGACACAAAGTTCGCAGACCAAATCGGAGTGAGCCGCGTTGCGGTGACATTGTACCGGAATGGTCAGCGCATACCGCGTCCAGCAGTCATGGAGCGCATCGTTGATGTGACATCAGGTCAGGTGAACCCGAATGACTTCTACATCAAATAAGGTTTATCACTTCATTCTGCCGACACCGCCATCAGTAAACCGGCTGTGGCGAATATCGGGTCGCCGGATGTATCGGTCTGCCGTTTATATGGATTGGATTAATTCATGCAGCGAGATGCTGACGGGAGTTGAGCGTCCGGCGATTGATTATCCGTTCAACATTGAGATTGTCGTCGGCAGACCCAGCAAGCGCAGAATGGACATCGACAATCGCGCCAAGGCGGTGATGGATGTTCTACAAAACCTGGACATCATCATGGATGACTGTCTGGCAAACCGCGTGATGATGATGTGGTCGAATGACATAGAGTGGTGTGAAGTCACAATCACCAGAGCAGAGATGCATTAAGAGGGGTAATTGAAATGGTGGCAAGAATTAGATGTCCGATAAAAAAGCGAGATGAAAATCTGCGCTATAAATACGGTGTGACGCTTGATTGGTATCACGCGCAATATGAAAAGCAAAAGGGTGCGTGTGCAATATGCGGAGCAGAGCAAGACACGCTGTGCGTTGACCACTGCCACACCACCGGCAAAGTTCGTGGGCTTTTGTGTAGTGAGTGCAACAAGGGTCTGGGTGCGTTTGGTGATTGCAGTGTCTCGTTACGCCGTGCCGCAAGTTATTTAGAAGAAGGCAGATTGCCATTGTCACGAAATCCCGATGTCAGTTTGTTTCTGTCGATGAGTGAAGGGCAGAGCATCACTGTCAAACGAAAAAGCTGTATATCTATCCGCAGAAGGTCTTATCGTGAAGGCTGGAAGATTAAAACTGCAAGGGCTTACGGCTCTGATACCGAATTTAAGATTACACTTTTGAACAAGGGGGTCGATGGTGGCGAAACAAATCAAAGCACTTAGCACATCTGGCGTGAATATGTTTCGCGCTGATCCGGCAAGATGGTGGCTGGCTTATGTTGCCGGTGTTCGTGGCGGTACAAATCACAACATGGCAAGGGGGCTAGCTGCCGAAGTCGGCTATGACTTCACATGGCAGAATGAGTTTGCCACAGTCGAGGAAGGCATTGAGGCGGCAATCAAGAAATATAATAAGGACACTGTGCTTGCCGGGCTGGGTGAGAAGCGCGAGAAAGAGCGCGAGCATTTGGAAGGGTTCGTGCGCCAGACTGTCGAAGCGATGAAGCCATATGGCACGCCGACGAGCGACCAGACGTGGCATGAAATTAAAATGGCTGGTGTGCCGTTCAAAGTGACTGGCAGAGATGACTATTGCTTTGAGCCGCATGGCGATGACCCGCGTCCAATATGTATGGACTTGAAAACTACGCATCGGGTTCCCAGCGATATGCAACCCGGTCACAAGCGGCAGATGTCGCTTTATCAAGCATTCCGGCCGGAACACAGGATTTTGATTTGTTATGTATCAACCAAGAAACATGCAATCTATGAACTCGATCCTGTTGAAGCGGTTGAGATAAACAAAGAATTTGTAATTGCAGCGCAAGCGATTGAGCGATTGCTCAAGACTTTCGATGACCCGATGGAAATCGGCAAGTTGTTTGCGCCCGACTATTCCAGTTTCTACTGGGATGACCCTATGGTGCGTGCCGAGGCCAAGCGCATCTGGGGTTATTAATCTGGCCTCAAAGGAAGTTAGGAGAAGCAGATATGCTTAATTTTAATACTGGTGGCGGCAGTTTCACGCCGTATATAAACTACATGGCATCAATCCAGGGATGGGAGATGTCCGGCGAAGATGGCAAGCAGAACTTTGAGTTCAAGCAAGCTGTGTTCGATCTCAATTCAATCCAGACTGGTTGGCAAAGGTGGCCGGAAGGTGGCACGCCGGAATGGATTATGGATCAGAGTGTTGAGGTTCCAGCACCGAAGCCGGAAGGCGAAGGCTGGAAACGCGGGTTCAAATGCCGTGTGTTCTCAAAGTCTATGTTCGGCAGCGAGCCTGTTCGTGAGTGGGCAACAGCCGGAACGGGTGCGACGATGGGGATGGCGGGACTTTATTCTGCATATCTCAAAGACAAACAGGACGGTAAGTTGCCTGTTGTGGAGTTCCAGGGTGGCGTAGGTACAAAGGTCGGCAAGGGAACGACCAGTATTCCCACGTTAGTCATAACCAAATGGATCGATACACCGGAAGAACTTTCGGTTGTCGAAGAAGTGTCGGCGGTTTCCTCCCTTCCCGCCACACAAGCCCCAGATGACGGTCTGGGCAACAGTGATGAAGACGATGAGTTTTAATCACTGACCAAGAAGTGGGCGGGAGGTTTACTCCTCTTGGCTTCCCGCCCACACCTTCTCTAAAGAGGACATAAGGGGTTTATGGTGGATTTACTTAGTAAGGCGTTGGAAATCGCGGAAGAATATCCCGTGTTTCCATGCGACGTGAAAAAGCGTCCGGTTTGTGAAGGCGGGTTCAAATCCGCGACACAAGACCCAGACGAGATTGAAAGACTGTTCAGCGTGCCGAATGCTGCGTTGATTGGTATGCCGACCGGCCAGATAAGCGGTGTGTCGGTGATTGATATTGATGTGCGCGACATGAAGGGCGGCAAAGATTGGAGAGAAGAAAATGCGGAAGTTCTGGGAAATACTCGAATTGCTGAAACGCAATCTGGCGGATGGCATTATTATTACGTTCATAGTGACGGTATTCGTAATCGCGCCGGTATTTCTGGCTGCGTTGACATTCGTGGGGATGGTGGTTACGTCATCCATCCAGAAAGCGTGGGGTATCGGTGGCTCAATGATGAAGACTTTGCGGAGTTCCCCAGTTCCGTGGCTGATTTTAGTTCCAATCAGCACAATGATCTTGGAGATCATCAGACCGATATTTTCGGGTCTATAACAGACGGACGAGAGAAATATATGACCAGCGTGGTAATGAGATCGCTGGGCGATTATTACCGTGACAACAAGACATATCCGACCCTGAAATGGATGGTTGATAATGTTTATCCGGCCTACGCTGCCAAGGTGGTGTCTCGTTCCGGCGACTTGGAAAAGGATGGTCGAGGGCTGACAGAGTTTAAGAAGAAGTGCGAAAGCACCATCAGGAAAGCCCATAGCGGGGGGTTCCCTGATTTGGGGACTGTACCACCAAAAAAGCTAAATGGCGCACCAGAGGCCGTCTATGAGGCTCACAAGCCGCGTGAACGTAGGATTGTGCTTAAAAGCCTGTCAGAGTTGCGGCAAACACCGCCGCCGACGTATCAGGTTGCGCCATATGTCATCGATAAGTCGTTTGCCGTGCTGTTTGGCGCACCGGCATCATATAAGTCATTTCTTGCACTCGATTGGGCGTTATCCATCGCGCATGGCGTTGATTGGAACGAAAGGCCGGTCATGCAGGGAACAGTCGTTTATCTTGCCCTAGAGGGGCAGACAGGGCTGGCAACGCGGTCAGAGGCGTGGCACAGGGAACGTGGGCTGAAAGAGACTGATGCGCCGTTCTATGCCGTCACAACGCCGATATCGCTGGCAGATGAGGCCGGTGACTTGGAATTGCTGATGGATGGCATTGATGATGGGCTTGCCGGGGAGATGCCCAGCATGGTCGTGGTGGATACTCTGGCGCGGTCATTCGTGGGTAAGGATGAGAACAGTTCGACAGATATGGGCATGTTCGTGCGTAATGTGGACTTGCTGATCGAGCGATATGACTGCACGGTTCTGGTGGTTCACCATTCCGGCAAGCAGACAGAGCGTGGGATGCGTGGTTCGTCGGCTTTGCGTGGCGCGGTATCGTCCGAATTTGAACTGGTCAAAGAGGTCGGTACGCAGACTGTCGCATTGCACGTCAGAAAGCAGAAGGATGTCGAAGAAGCTGACCAGCAATGGCTGACTGCCAGAGAGGTGTCATGGGTTCAATCCGCGTTTGGCGAGGAGCGAACTAGCCTGGTGCTGGAGCCATCAGACCAGCCTGAAAAGCCCAAGAAGTTCTCCAAGGATCAGATTTTTGCGCTCAATTTGCTGGAGCAGATGATTGCTGATGGCCGAGAATGGGTGGAGAAAAATGATGGCTCCGGTGTCCCATATGACCTCTGGAGAGACAGAGTTAACGAGTTGCGGAAGGATAAAGACGGAAATGACAAGCCATATTCAAAATCGGGCTGGACACATTTCGTTGATAGGCTGTTGACGTTTGGCGTTATAAATAAAATCAATAACTTAGTTAGTATAAACGTCAACACGTCAACCGAACATCAACAGTAAACGTCAAATGTAGTGTGTTGTTGATGTCGTTGACGTTACCCTATAGTAACGTCAACACGTCAACACTAGTAAAAAGCATCAAGGGGATCAAAATGGCTAAACGAACACAGCGGAAGAGCAGAAGCGATATTGAGGCTATGCCAGACCAAAAGGCATGGATACCAGAGAACAGTTATGAGCATGACCAGATTGATGGGTCATTGAAGCCTCTCGATGCACTGGCAAACGAAATGGAGAGCCGGTGGGGTCGTGGTAAGCTGCAGGAACTTGTCAGCCCAGAAACGTCTGCCAAGTTTGAGGCCGTGGTTCAAAAGCTGAATGTGGCAATCCTGTCGCATGACGTTGCAGACGTAATCAAGAAATCAACCGTTCTGATACGCGGATGGAAGGCTATGGAGAAAGAGGCCACCGAAGCCGGTCATAAGCCTATGCCGCCGGAACTATGGGACTGTCATGCCCCGGCAGAGGATGACAAGCCAGAGGTGGCGTTTGTGATTGCTAAAGATGCGTCAGCAGCTACTATGGCAGAAGTTGATGTGCCGGTGTACACTACACAGGAAATCGCACGCATCATACGGGCATGGCGATTGCAGTCTGCGGTTCAGACCGCCAAGCAATCGTTCCCTGGTGCGGAAGTTGTCAGAATATCAGGCGACGGGGTTTTTGATGATGACTTGCCATTTTAGGGGATTTAGATGTCAGATGTTCCAAACTTAGATAATGTAGTCACGTTGCCGGTCAAACGATATGTGCGGTTTTATAGGGATTACATCGAATGCGATTTCTGTGGTCAGCCTACGCGAGGCCGAGTGTATGAAGGCACACAGCAAGTAACCTGTGGCGCGTGTCATGCCGTGCTAATCGAAGTCAATCACGATGAGATTGGCGTTTTATTTGAACCGGACTTTTGAGATGTATAACTTAACCATTACTGCGAATGCCGGTGCTTTAACGGATCAAATACAACAGGTCGTTGATAAGCAGTTACCATTTGCGATGTCCAAAGGATTGAACACAATGGTTACAAAAATCAGGGACAATGAAGTCCGGCATGAATACAAAAAGCACTTTGAACTTAGGAATGAGAGTTTCTTCAAGAACCTGTCTCATAAAGTATTCGGCAGCAGCAAGCGGCAGATAGATCGATTTGGGTTTCTAACAGCTAGCATTCAGCGTGCTGAGTTACCACCGCCAGCCGGGGCATTCGGTCGATCATTGTCTGTAGATACCAGCTTTATGGAATTGCATGTGACGGGCGGTACAAGAAAGCCCCTACGGTCGAAGTTGGCTGTGCCGATGACTGTTGGTGGCGCGAATATCAGACGAGCGAAAAGAACCGGCAAGATTACCAAATCTAAGCAACCGAAAGTTCTGTACCCGAAGGACAATACGTTTGTCGCTCAATCGAAACGCACTGGCAAAAGCATTTTGTTTCAGAGGCAGTCACGGAAAAAACTCACAGCCATGTATCACTTTGAGGCATCCGTTAAGAACACTCGCAAATATAATCCTGTCTTGGCTGTTAAGCGCGGCGTCGAGGCACGCTCTCAATTTGAGATGAGGGCAGCTATGATACGCGCTATCAAGACTGCACGGTTTTTCCGCTGACGCTTTCCATCGGTAGTACGTTTCCCCCAGTAGTACGTTTCCCCTGGTAGTACGTTTCCCCCGGTAGTGTTCAGGCACTTTCCCACGGTACTACCCGGCACTTTCCCACGGTAGTACGTTTCCGCTGGTAGTACGTTTCCCTCGGTAGTACGTTTCCGCTGGTAGTGCCAAGGCACTTTCCCACGGTACTGCTAGGCACTTTCCCACGGTACCAAAAATGGCGATATGGCTCGAATTGTGATTGGTCGCAAATCGAAATAGGTCAATATTGCTGCCCTATTTTTTGCCGCTGATTTTGTCGTTTTTTTGACGCGCTTTTGTGTTCTTTTTATTTGTGTTTTGTGTTTCGTTTTGTTACCCTTTGATAGTCGCAATCAAGCGGCCAAAAGGGGAATTTGAAACATGAGATATAACCCAATTGAAAACCACGATTGCCAAACTGACGGCGCGGCAATCCGCTATCTAAAACGCAAAGCGGATAAAAAACAATTCCGGCGCGATATCGCTTTAATATTCGCATGGCCTATTGTTTGCCTTGCGCTTGCTTTTTCTGTCTTGTTTATCGTTTAAGGGGATAAAAAATGCTTAATCTGAGAACATATCAAAACCAAACTAAAAAACGTATCATGGAACACGCCGAAAAATTCGGCGTGTATTCATTACTTGCTAAACCGGATGCAAACCCAAAAGTCGCAAAGAATGCAAAGGATAATGCTCTAACGGCACCATTGCACTTGGCACCGCACAAGCTATCGGGCTTTAATGTTTGCGCTAGTGCAACGGCCGGATGTGCGGCCGCGTGTTTACATAGCGCGGGCAATCCGGCGTATATGGCGCAAAAAGAAAAAAGCCGGATCGCTAGAACACAATTATATTTTGGCAATCGCGCTTTGTTTATTGAGATATTGCGACGCGAAATAAAACTACACATTAAACGCGCCGCAAAGTTAGGTATGCAAGCGGCTATACGTTTAAACGCGACTAGCGATATTCGTTACGAAAATGTTTTATATCATCTAGGGGATAGGCAAGGATTAACCCTGTTTCACGAATTCCCCAACGTACAATTTTATGATTATACAAAACATGCGAACCGTCGCAAAATTCCAAGCAATTATCACCTGACCTTTTCACTGGCAGAAGATAATCATGTGCAAGCATTGGAAGCGATCGAGCGCGGGTTAAATGTTGCCGTTGTTTTTGATACGGCACGCGGCCAGGATTTGCCGCAAAGCCTAACAATTGACGTTCGGGGCAATGGCAAAGTAACGCTGCCAGTTTTCGACGGTGACGTTTCAGACTATCGCCCCGCCGACAAATCCGGGTTTATTGGTTTACGCGCCAAGGGTGAAGCTAGAAAAGATAAATCTGGTTTTGTCAATTCTGGATTTGGTAAACACGCGACAATTAATATTTTGAATATGACCCCCTTTGAATTTGTAGGGGGGCATTGGCCTAGCAATCAAAAGCAAGATTTGCACGCATAGATAAGGGGAAAATTGAAAATGATTATTTTTAGAAACTGCCAAACGGCAAACAATAGTTTTGTGGATTTGCGCCAGGGGGACAAGGTATCTGCTTATGGTGCAAACGGTAAACATTATTCGGGTTTTGTGGATTATCAAACGCGATTAAAACACCGGCGCGACGTGATCGAAAACGCAAACCTATCCAGTAACTATTTTCGCATAAGCAAAATTAACGGGGTTAGCTATGACTAAAGAATTACAAATCTGGCAAAAAGCCCTAATGGGCATTTTGAAAAACGGCAAATTGATCAATTGGAAAATGACAAATGATCGATTTGATAGACACGAATTAAACCACGAATTGGCAAAGCTTGGCACGGAATATAAAGCAAAGCCTATTTATGTTTGGCCTATTAACTAAATTATTAACCAAAGGGAAAATTGAAAATGACTAAAGTATTAGAAAAGAAAACCGACACATTTAACTATTATGATATTGGGAATTTAACCGACGTGATTAGCATAATATCCAAATATTATGGCCGCACGTCGGCTACTGGATACCCTAGCGGAAAAACCGATAAAAAAGACAAATCACACGATTTGTTTATTTTTACTTGGTTTTGTGAAATATGCGCGGATGATATTGTTGTAATGCAATGGAACAAGAAAAGCGGCCATTTAATTATGATAGGCTTGGATGATTTGCATATGGCACGATATAGAGAAAAATGCCCAATTTCAGACAAGGTTTTTAATAGTCAAATATCGCGCCTATATGCGTTAGGTGGTGAATTAGTCGCGTGCGGCTATAAGGTCGAATACGTTTAAAGGGTACGCAATGCAGCAATTAATTAATGGCCTAACATTATTAGCAATGGTCGCGCTTGTTAGTGTAACCGAATATTTGAAACCATAACCAAAATTAAATAATAGAAAGCCCCGCCTAAAATGGCGGGGTTTTTTTTGCGCCATATTCCGGCGCGATAGCCTGGCAATCATCCGGCAATCATCCGGGGCAATCGTGCGCGAATTTTTCGCGCAAACTCAATTTGCAATCATCCGCAAAGCCCGCCAAAAACCAGGGCTTTTTAGGTCAATCATATTGACCTATTCACATATGCAACTAGGTTCTTTTGCGGCCACGTCGCCCTGCGGGTGAGCGGAGGCGCGATGAAACGCTAGCGACAGAACTTTACTTGGTTCCACTCGTCTGATATGTAGAATGCATGGCTTTTTCACAAAACCTTTGGAGCGTCAGCGCGTTATCAGTCGAATTTGGGCTGGACAGGCGTACTGTCGGTCAGCGTTTGAACAATGTCGAGCCAGCCCAAGTTAAGGGCAAGGTAAAGAAGTATAAGTTGCAAGATGCCGCGAAAGCCATTTTGGGTCAGGTTGCAACGACTGGTGGTATACTTTCATACGACGAAGCGAGAGCGCGTAAAATGGCTGCGGAAGCCGAACTGTCTGAGATTGAGTTGCAGAAGGAGCGCGGTGAGGTTTTGCCGCTCGACGTAATCAACGCAATCAACAATGAGATATTCGGCAACTTCCGGGCAAAGCTATTGGCACTGCCAGCTAGATCCGCACCGGATATTTTCGCCAGTTCAAACGTGAAGGAAGCGAAAGCCTTGCTTCGCAAAAGTATAAACGATGTTCTCGAAGAACTATCAGACAGCATGATTGAAGTTTATGACCTTGAAGATACCGAATTTACCGGCGGCAAAAAAGACGACAAAAAGCATACTTGAGATAATCAAGCCGCCGCCAATCCTTACGGTGAGTGAGTGGGCTGATAATCACAGGCGTTTGTCAGCCGAAGCATCATCCGAAGCTGGCGTATGGACAACAAGCCGAGCCGAGTATCAGCGTGGCATCATGGATGCCATCAGCGATGATACGATCGAGAACGTAACCATCATGTCATGCGCCCAGGTCGGCAAGACAGAGATGTTGCTGAACTTGATTGGCTATCACATAGAGCAAGACCCGTCCCCCATCCTGGTCGTTCAGCCCACGCTGGATATGGCGCAAACATTCAGCAAGGACAGACTTGCGCCAATGTTGCGTGACACCCCGGTACTGAAAGGCAAAGTGAAAGACCCACGGGCTAGAGACAGTGGCAACACAACACTCAAGAAGAACTTTGCCGGTGGTCACATAACCATGTGCGGAGCGAATAGTCCGAGTTCACTTGCCAGCCGACCAATACGCATAGTGCTATGCGATGAGGTTGACCGCTTTCCACCATCTGCCGGTTCTGAGGGCGACCCGATTGATCTGGCACGAAAGAGGGCGGCGACGTTTCATAATCGCAAATTCGTTATGGTCAGCACCCCAACTGTTGAAGGCACATCCCGAATTGCAGCTGCGTTTGAAAACACGGACAAACGTGAGTATCATGTGCCGTGCGCCGATTGCGGCGAAGAACAAGTTATGCGGTGGTCGAATGTTCACTGGGATAAGGACAAGCCGGAAACGGCTTACTATTCCTGTGAACATTGCGGTTCGGTTTGGGATGATGCGGCGCGTTATCGCGCAATACGCAGGGGTATCTGGAGAGCCACCAATCCAGAGGTAGTTGGAAGGGCGGGGTTCCGACTATCAGGATTGTATTCACCCTGGGTTTCATTAGAGAGTGCTGTTCGAGATTTCCTTGAGGCAAAGAAACTGCCGGAGACTTTGCGCGTCTGGGTCAATACCTATCTAGGTGAGACTTGGGCTGATGAAGCTGCCGGTGATGGCATTGATGATTTCTCGATATCTAATCACCGGGAAGATTATGGCGACAAGGTTCCGCAAGGTGTTGTCGTTATGACCGCCGGGGCAGACGTGCAAGATGACAGACTTGAGGTTGAGGTCGTAGGCTGGGGACGTGATGAAGAAAGCTGGAGCATTGATTATGCAACCTTCTATGGCGATCCGAACTCTGCCGCTGTCTGGGCTGAATTAGATGAGTATCTAAGTAATACCTGGCAACGAGAAGACGATGTTCAACTAACCATCAAGGGAACCTGTGTCGATAGTGGCGGTCATCACACGCAGAGTGTTTATCGCTTCTGCAAACCGAGACTTGGCAAACGAGTATTCGCCATCAAAGGTATCGGCGGCGAAGGCAAGGCATTGGTCAATGGCAGACCATCGACGAACAACAACCTCAAATGCAAGTTGTGGTCTATCGGCGTTGATACTGCAAAAGAGATGATTTATTCGCGTCTGAAGATTAAGGAAGTCGGAGCCGGTTATTGTCACTTCCCTGAGAGATATGATGATGAGTACTTCAAGCAGCTTACAGCCGAGAAAGTGGTCAAGAAATATCACAAGGGTTTCCATCGCCGAGAATGGGTAAAAGTGCGCCAACGGAACGAAGCACTTGACTGTCGCGTGTACGCTCTGGCGGCATTGAACATATTAGGAATATCAGTTAATATGCTTGCACAAAGGTCTGCAAAAGCAGACGCAAAAGATGTCGATATTGATAAGGCCAGACCGAAACGGCGACAAATGCCACGCAAGTCAGGCAACTTTGTGAAGGGCTGGCGATAGTGGCTAATTTATTCGATAGCGCAAATGCACCAGAGGGCGTTCCCGAAGAGGTCTTCATCGGTGATTTCATTCAATTCAAGATAAGCACGTTTTCGACTGATTATCCGAACAGCACTCACACCATGAGATTGGTGGCTAGGATTTCAACGGGTGGCAACACAGAAATCACTATAACGGCAACTGCATTAGATGATGATTATCTATTTACCGCCGCTTCATCAGCAAGTGCAAATTACACAGTTGGTGAATATCACTATCAAATAGAAATCGAGCGCAATTCGGACAGCAACCGCATCATCGTTGATCGTGGGCAAATCAAAGTTTCAACCGATTATGATAACAATGTCGATCCCAGACATCACTCAGAAATTATGCTTGGCAAGATTGAAAGCATATTGGAGGGCAAGGCCGACAGTGATGTTTCCAGCTATTCAATACAAGGCCGGTCATTGACCAAGCTGGGCATCGAGGAGTTGCTTGATTGGCGCAATTATTATCGTCGTGAAGTAAACGAACTCAAGAAGCGTGAAAAGCTGAAACACGGCAGACCAACTAAATCAACAATCTTTGGAAGGTTTTGACGATGGGCATTTTTGATTTTCTCAATCGTTCCGAGAAACCTAAACAGGTAAAGTATAAAAGCCTGTTCCGAAATTATGGCGGTGCGAATAGTGGTCGCCTGTTTGGTGATTTCGTTGCCAGTAGTTTTTCAGCAGACAGTGAACTAAAAAATGCCTTGCCGGTCTTACGCAACCGCAGCCGTGACCTTGCCCGCAACAATGAATATGCAAAGCGTTTCCTGAACCTGATTAAAACCAATGTGGTTGGCGAAAAGGGCTTCAATACTCAAGTCAGAGCCAGAAACCCAGATAGGGGTTTGGATGTTGCTGGCAATCAAATCATTGAGAATGCGTTTGCTGAGTGGGGTCGCTTGGGCAATGCAGATGTGACCGGCAGACTAAGCTGGTTGGATTGTCAGCGCGTTGTAGCAGAGACATTGGCGCGTGATGGTGAGGTGTTCATCAAGAAAATCCGCAACCGGCAATATGCAAACGGTTTCACGTTGCAGTTTGTCGAAGCTGATTTGGTTGACGACCAGAAGAATGGTCGCAATGAAAAGAACGGAAATCAAATCCGCATGGGCGTTGAACTGGATGATTTCCATCGCCCAGTCGCGTATCATGTTCTGACCGCTCACCCGAATGATAGTTTCCTGAGAACACCGCAATCGAGGCAGCATGTTCGTGTTCCGGCAAGTGAGATGATACACGTCTTCATGCCGGTCAGAACGCACCAGACCCGTGGCGAACCGTTCATGGCTCCGGCAATCACCGGCCTCAAGATGCTAGATGGTTTTGCGGAAGCTAGCTTGGTTGCTGCACGAGCAGCTGCATCCAAGTTTGCTGTTCTGACTACTCCAACCGGGGAAGACTTTGTTGGCGACGACGAAACTGAGGATGATGTTCCGATTGTAGACTTTGAGCCAGCCAGCATCTTCCAGTTGCCGGAAGGTCAGGACTTGAAACTGATTGACCCGAACCATCCGACCACAACATTTGATGAGTTCCAGAAAGCTATTCTGCGCGGCATCGCATCCGGTCTGAATGTCAGTTACACCAGCCTGTCTAATGATTTGACCGGCGTAAGCTATTCATCCATCCGGCAGGGTACGATCGAGGAACGCGACCACTTCAAGATGTTGCAATCATTTATGATACAGCATTTCTGCGAACCTGTTTTCCGTGCATGGCTTGAGACAACCATGACTGTTGGTGATGTTCCGATCCCGATTGATAAGTTTGATAAGTTTGCCAATGGGGTGGTTTTCCGTGGTCGTGGTTTTGCATGGGTCGATCCGCAACGGGAAATCAATGCCAACATTACAGCCGTATCGAATGGCATTGTCAGCCTGTCTGACATCGCCGCAAATTATGGTCGTGATGTAGAAGATGTATTTGCACAGATACAATCCGATAAAGAGATGGCAGAACGCTATGGCCTGAAGCTTGCGTTTGAGCCATTCGGTAACAAGTTGCCTGTCGAGGCAGATATTGATGGAGCCGAAAATGGCGACTGATTTTCCGACCAAAGGCGATGATAAAAAGATTAGCTTGCGGAACAGCAATTATCCGCAATTTGATTATGACTTTGCGTCTGGCGTAAAGGAAAACAATAACGAGGTTTGGCGTACCGGCGGCAATATCCGTGGCAATGAGGCGTATGAGTTCTGGACTAAGGCGCGTGATGGCGAAGAAACCGAAGGCACGCTTGATTGGATTAAGGAACGCGAAGCCTGGGCAGCGCGTCACTTTGGGGATGGAGAGCAGTTCAAGGATGGAGACTTAGAGCCGAATAAGTCGAATATCGCCGGAGTAGTCGCGCAGATGAAATGGGGTGTGATTGGTACGCTTGGAGAGCGTGGCATGAAAGATGTTGTTCTTGAACTAATCAAGAAACTGGAAGGCAAGAAAGACGATGATCGTGCCTTCTCTGATTTAAGCGATGCAGTCCAGACCGGAATACGGAACATGGTGGAGGAACACAATGAAGAAGTCGGTGATGCAAAAACTAAGCGTACAAATGTACGAACGATGGCAGCGGTGTTTGAGCGCGGTGTCGGAGCGTATAAAACAAATCCGGGAAGTGTTAGGCCGAATGTAAAGTCACCAGAGCAATGGGCGTATGCACGTTGCCGGAGTTTTTTGTTCGTTTTACGCAACGGAAGGTTCCAGGGTGGAAAACACGACACAGATTTGTTACCATTAGGACATCCCCTATCAACGAAGGAACGGGACATGGCAGATTTAGAGCAGAGACACATTCAGAACGTCGAGGAAACGGATGACGCTTATATCATTACGTTTGGCAAATCTATGCCGGAAACGGAAGAGCGTCCGTATCACGATGAAGATGAAATGAAGGCTGACAAAGACAAAGACATGGAGCGTCTTGACCGCAGTGAGATGGTCAAGCGTTATCATCACTTTGATGCTGATCGTGCCGTTGACGAAGATACGCGCCGAGTTCGCATTGGTGTATCCAGTGAAGAGCCTGTCGAGCGCGACTTTGGCATGGAAGTTATAGACCATTCACGCGAAAGCATGAACTTGGACTTCCTTAATTCTGGGCGTGCGCCACTTTTGCTGGATCATGATATGACCAAACAAATAGGCCTCGTTGAGACAGTCGAAATGGATGAAGATGCGCGTAGATTGCGTGCAGTAGTTCGCTTTGGAAAAGGCGAAAAGGCTTCTGAAGTTTTCGACGATGTTCGTGACGGTATTCGTCAGAACATTTCAGTCGGCTATCGTATCGATGGTCGCGTTGAGCGTGATGGCGACACAGATGATATCGTCCGTGTTAAAACCACGCCAATGGAAATATCGATTGTTTCAATTCCGAGCGATCAGTCAAGTCTGGTCGGAGTTGGGCGGTCAGTTTCCGAACCTTTGCAATCATCAGTTACACAGGAGATTAAGATGACTGATACAACTGAAAACCAAGGCATTGATCTTGATGCAGTAAAGGCCGAAGCTGTCCGAACTGCACGCAAGAACGATTCCGAAATCTTGGCAATCGCCGCCAAGCACAACAAGCGTGACTTGGGCGAAACTGCCATCCGCGACGGACTGTCTGTTGATCAGTTCCGTGGCACATTGCTGGATGCCATTGGCGACGACAAGCCGCTCGATGCTCCTGCAAACGTAATCGACGCACCTGTGAAAGAGACACGTTCTTACTCACTGGGTCGTATGGTAAAAGCACAGGCCACCGGCGACTGGCGTGAAGCCGGTCTTGAGCGCGAAATCAATGACGAAATTACTCGTCAGGTTGGTCGCTCTGCCGAAGGCGTATATGTCCCTGACTTTGCATGGCAACAGCGTGGGCCACTCTCAACTGCCGCAACCGGCGGTTCTGGTGCCGAAGTTGTTTTCGATGATTTCGTACCTACGGAACACCGTGGCGATATGTTTATCGAAGCCCTGCGCGCTCGTCAGGTTCTTGGCGGTCTGGGAACCACATACCTGTCAGGTCTGACTGGTCGCATTAAAATGCCGAAACTGGCTACTGGCGCAAACGCCGCATTTGTCGAAGAACTCGCAGATGT